GTCAGCAGGCCAAACAGCAGACTTCCCAGCACACCTATTGCCACCCACTGGGACGGAGAGACTTTGTCCAGCAGCTGCAGTAACCAGTATCCCGTCCCCACCGCTGACGTGGTGTATGACACACCTGTTGTGATTTTTTCCATCTGATGTATGTCTCCGTCACCGCCGACAGAAAATGAAAGTAAAGAAAACAAAAAAGCCGCCAGTGTCACCCACTGACGGCCAACGCCGGGAGCCGTGATTATGGCATTCAGGCTCTGCTAAAAATGCCAGATAACACTCCGGCCTCCCCTGATTCAGGTTATAAATGACACAATATCTTGACAACATCCGTCACTGTCTGTCAGAAAATGTACTGCCATATAGAAGCAACATGTGAAGTACATCTATCCTTTTGAGCCAGCACCTCTCCACCGAAAGTCAGTGCTGGCTGTTTTTTCCTTAATAAGGCATCTGTAACTGAAACAATCCGCATATTGATAATATATTGACAGGCATCATTGCTGTCTGTGAAAAATAAGTCTCTACAAACATATAAGGCCTTTTAGCCAGCGTCTTCTTTTTCAGGTCAGTCGCTGGCTTTTTTTATTATGCTGCCGGTGCATTTATCTCCAGCATCAGACTTTCTATCTCAACGCCATACGCTGCATTTTTTGTAACATCCGTCAGCGTCAGCGCATTCAGTCCCAGTGTCAGACTGTCTTTTATAACCTGGAATGCCGGGCCAGCCACTCCATTCAGTTTCGGAGTAACCGTGGCACTGCCGGCGGTGAACACCAGCTCCAGCGTCTGCCAGTCGTTACCGTAATCGCCGAACTCCCCCAGCTTCGTGTTTCCGGCTTTCCTGTGATGCATCAGATTCACTCTGCCGTCAGTGGTCTGAGTGAAGTACGACATCAGGAACGGATTACCGGTACCCGTCATCGCCACACCATCAGGAACGGGAGCATCCGTATACAGATAAATCCCCAGCCCGAACTGATTGTTGGTCAGTGCGCCTGACAGGCGGAACTTACAGGTCAGTCTGCCGCCCTGTGTCAGCAGGGTAATTGCGTCATCCACCGGATGCGTCAGGGACCAGGTTTTATTGCTCTGCTTGGTGATCTTAAATACACCATCTGACAACTGAATTCCGCCATCCTTAATGCTCCAGCCCTGCGCAGCAGCCTCTCCGGCTGCCGGCAGCAGGGAGATTGTGCGAACGGACGTATCTGCAGACGGACCCGATGGCGTGTTGCCGCCGGGCGAGGGTTTGATTTCCGGTGCCTTACCACTGATGAAGGCGGAGGTGCGCCCGGCTGCGTTCAGAATAGCGGTTGCCAGACGATCCGGAATAATGCTCCTGCGCGCCCATGAACTGAAATGTGTCGGGCGGTTTGATGATACCTGGTTTCCATTCGTTCTCGATGCCGCACCGTAATATCCTGATGCCGGAATATCCGGATCTTCTGCCGGCGCGTTAGTGGCGGTATTGACACCGTTACCGTCTGTCATGAAGGGCACAAAATAAACGCCCTCACTCTCCCTGTTTTTATACCCGCCGTACACGGTGTCGTACTGGGTAGCGTATGTATTTTTCCAGTAATACGTCGTGTCACCACAAATCCACGGCACATCTGCAGCACTGCCACCATGGCACTGCGCGTTAAACACGGAGAGGTCAGCACGAAACTGTGTCAGCATGGCTGTAAACAGCGCAGGTTGCTGTGCGTGGGTGGCGGCGCTCATGTCAAACTCTCCCTGCATCCAGCACACCGCCAGCAACACATTTTTCGGGTTCTTCTGTAATGCAGCTTTAGTGCGCGCAATCAGGTCCTGATATAACGGTTTACCCACACCCCAGCGTGCCGAATCCTGGCTGGCCCCCGTGTCCGCACTGAATGTCCCCTCCGCGCCCTGGGTGAATGCAGAACCACCACGACAGCATGGTACCAGCAGGATCCCCGCGTTATTCGGGATATACGGAAGCAGTTTTTTTGGCAATATGTAAGCCCTGGCCGACACAGCCGTACTGCCCTTTGCTCAGGTCTGCCTTCGGATGATTCAGCGTACTCATATCCTGCACATCATGCAGGCAGTGGTCGGCCGGAATAATATCGTTATATCTGCAGGCAGCCCCACCCGGCGTCACTGTACTGCGGCGCGCCAGCTGTTTAATGCGCGGATCCGGAGCATCGTATGAATCCGGAAGCGGAAGCCCTTCACCGTAAGCCATTGCATTGGACTGCCCGGCCAGTACGATGACGTAGTACCAATCCGGCTCAGTTGCACCACTGACCACCACATCACCTTCTGCTGCAATCGCCTGCATCAGGGTATAAGGGGTTATGGCCACCGGACTACCAAACGGCTGCCAGCCCTCTTTCAGTTTGTGTGTCAGCTTTTCCGCAAGGTCTGACGGCGACGCCGCCCTGACAACATCATAATGTTTAAATGTCATTATTCCTCCCGGCCGGGATAGTGTATTAAATCAGATATGGAGTGGGCTGTAGTCCGGAAGCCTGAATGACACACGGGGACTACAGCCCAAGAAATAGAAAAAAGGCCACGCAGTTGCGCAGCCTGATAAACCCTGGTTAAAATCCACACGATAACAACACAACAATATCAGTATCTCATGCTATTGCCCGAACCCATTCGGGCATTTTTTTACCCATAAAAAAGCCCCTCCGGAGAGGGGCATGTTTGCATGCACATTCTTTTTCTTGCATGGTGCCGGGTGCCTCCCGGTGAATTCAGTATCAGCACCTGAATCCGCGATTACCCCATATTCCTTCTTGCTGATTGCCCCACCGCACAGGGGGATTCACCATGCAGAAGTGTTTTTAATAAACAGCAAACAAAAAAATCAAGCATTATGCAGGCTGTTCTTTTATCACCGGCCACAGCAATACCACAATGCCGCAGACCAGCACTCCATCCGCCAGCACCGACATGATCCTGCTGGTGAAATCCACCATCACCACCAGAAACAGCAGGAGTGCCACAGCGGCCAGACGCAGTTTTACCGTCACAGGTGATTCTCCAGACGAAGACCCAGAACACCGGCAATCTCTTCCAGCACCTTGCGCTCTTCCGGCTCAATTTCGCCGTCTGCCTCCGCAATGGCCACCGCCACATCCAGCACATCTTCCGCTTCACGCGTATCGTGTTTCACATCCTCAATCTCGCGTAACGCGGCACGACGACCAATTTTAAAATTGGTATCCAGCTGACCGATAATAGTTGCGCTAATCGCATTAATTTCCGAGGTAAACGCAGACAACGCAGGCTGATTACGTAAGACCTGTTCGATCTTCGCTTTCTCGGATGCCTCGCATTCACCATCTGCATAGGCCACCAGGTATGCAGCGTTAATCACCGCCTGTGCCAGATCGCGTTTCTCAAACTTTTTAATTTCCGCTGCCGCTCTGCGGGTTTTCTTTTTGAAGATTCCAAACATCGTGACGTTCCTTTGGGTGGGTGAGCCAACGCCCGGGAGCGATCTGCCCACAGAGAAAGTCACACTGACCACTCCGTAAGCTCACCCCCGAAAGGCTCTGTGGTTGATATGCGCCGGGCGTGGCGCAGATACAAAAAAGGCCCGCCGAAGCGAGCCTGGAAAATAAGTGTGGCGCGTTGTAGTGGAGTCGAACCACTGACCGATTGCTTAGAAGGCAATTGCTCTGTCCGGCTGAGCTAACAACGCAGAATACCGATAATGGACCGCCATCGGGGACCCGCCCCCGCACCAACAACCCTGTTATGGTGTCGTCTGCTCTTCCTGATAAGCTAATGGCGGTTTGTGATGGTGGCCCTTGCTGGATTTGAACCAGCGACCTGGCGATTATGAGTCGCTCGCTCTCACCACTGAGCTAAAGGGCCGGGAGCAGAATAATAATGGTGCGTAATTAATTCTGCAATCTCATCCGTTTCAAACGATTAAATCCTGAACTTCCCTGACTGTCTGTTCAAAGCGTCCGGTCTCCAGCTCAACACCAATCGCACAACGCCCCAGTGCCATCGCCGCTTTTACCGTTGAACCTGAACCCATAAAAAAATCTGCAACCAGGTCTCCCGGACGACTGCTCGCGTTGATTATCTGCTGCAGCATTTCTGCCGGTTTTTCGCACGGATGTTTCCCTGGATAGTACTGCACCGGTTTATGCGTCCAGACATCGGTGTACGGAACCTGCGCCGTCACACCGAAATACCGCCGCAAATTTTTATATTCACTCAGCAGTTCCGTATACTGCCGGTTCAGCTCACTGTATGTGCTGACCAGCTGGTGGTGTGGCTTTTCCAGTTCCCCGCGCTGATGTTTTTCTGCCGCAACACGCGCAAACAACGCCTGCAATTTGTTGTAATCACCCTCGTTCGGTAACTGCCACTGACTGATACCAAACCAGTGCGAAGCCATGTTTTTCTTTCCGGTGGCTTCCGCTATCTGTTTTGACGTTATTCCCAGTGATTTACGCGCATCACGAAAGTAAGAAATCAGCGGGGCCATGACGTGCTGTTTTAGCTCGCGCCCCTGCTCCACATAGCCATCATCTTTCGGGCGATACGGTCCCTGATAATGTTCTGCAAACAGAATGCGCTCTGTTGCCGGAAAATACGCCCGCAGACTTTCCTTATTGCACCCGTTCCAGCGTCCGGACGGCTTCGCCCAGATAATGTGGTTCAGCACATTAAAGCGCTCACGCATCATGATTTCGGTGTCAGATGCCAGGCGATGACCACAGAACAGGTAAAGACTTCCGGCAGGCTTCAGTACCCGCCAGAACTGCGCCAGACACTGGTCCAGCCATTTCAGGTAATCATCGTCGCCCTCCCACTGGTTATCCCAGCCCTCGGGCTTCACTTTAAAGTATGGCGGGTCTGTGACTATCAGATCGACAGAGTTTTCCGGTAAGGTCTGGATAAATTCCAGGCAATCAGCGTTGATTAACTCACAACTGGATATTTTTACAGTATTAATCATAGATCAATAAGCACTTCTCTGATAGGCTCATGCCGCTTTTGCGCAAAGCAGATGGGCCTGAGGTTTGCTTGTGACCCCAACGCATGAGCAGATGGCTGGCAGGTGCCGCTAACACCCACCAGCCGCCCATTACCACAAATTAAAAAGCCTTCACTGCGGAAGGCGTCTGTAACAACCGAACTGATAATCTGCCAGACCCGCCATAACAAGCTGAGTCAGTATTAACTGGCAGCGTTCGCGTGAAAGGTAAGTATTCTGCGCAATTTCCCCGACGGTCGCCGGTTCGGTGACGCTTAATTCATTAAACACCACTCTGGCGGTTTCGGTCATATCCTGCTGTTTTAGCATGCCTTTTTCCCTTTTCTGGTTAACGTGACATACCAATACCTCTTGTCGAAAAAGCCAGCAAGCTGAAAGACCAGTATTCACAACTACCAGCGCGTTTAATGTTCTGTGCCGTTTTTCAGGCATAAAAAAACCCGCATAAAGCGGGTTCTTTCAGGTGTCCATGTCTGCTATTCGCCTCGCGGTACAGCTTTGCGAAGCGTAGCTGGATTGAAACAGTTTATGGCTAAAAATACAAGCTTTTTTTCTAAAACTGCACAAACCTTACTACCAGCCAAAAATCCTCTTCGTGCAACAACAAACGCCCTCCAGATTCTAAGCGTCAGTAAAAGAAAATGCATCTCGCATCAGTGGATACAGAATAAACTCAGCTATTCTCAGCCACATATCTATACGATTGCGGCATGTTGCATAGCACCACTCAGGGTGAACCTCATTCAACAATTCAGCCATTTTGCGTTTACTCATCCCCCGCCCTTCGTATCTTTGCCGCAGGATATCAATCAATCCAGGATAACGTGCAAGCGCTTTACTTATCACCCCATCAATGCGTAACGCCTCTGCATCAGTACAGTGAGACAACCAGCTCTTCTGTCTGCCAGCGATCATCTCTCGCAAGAATGCTTCCAGCTCTGGTTTATCAATCCCTGACTCCCTGATTCTACGCAGGGCTTCATTGATTGCGGTTTTTGTCAGTTTTTTGGATGCCAGCAACTGATTGAACATATTTCCTGTTTTGCTACCACCTATATACGACCAACGCCCCCACATCCGTAATTTCCCCTGGATCCAGACGGCTTCCAGCGTTTTTAGACGTAAATGCTCGCCGCTTTTGCCTGTAATTTCCGGGTATATCATATTTACGATCACTCACTCTCAATTTTGTAAATCTTCACGCCCAGCCGCCCACCAGGAACGAGCTGACCGCGCACAATATTGATTTCATCAAACTGCTCGTCGTCTATGAGAAGTCCGGCATGCGTCAACGCATCCAGTGGTGCTTTCAGGATATTGTCCAGGTCACGGCGGCGCTTATCCGGTGGTTCTGCAATAATTTTTATTGCCAACCTTCCGGACAGGCTTAATTTCAGCCGCTGCTGGCGAACAATAAGCGCCACTGCCCGGCGATAACGCTCCCCGGCTTTTGATACAAAATATGTGCTGCCACGACGACGCCAGTAAGTGTTCACCGTTGGCGGGTAAGGCAAAACAAATTCTATGCGTTCAGTCATTTATGCTTTCCACTTCAGAACACCCGAATTTCTCGCGTGCATTAAAAAACGAATCAGCAACAACAGCTGGCTGCCGTGTTTTTCTTCAAAATCTTTTACCCCGGCGTGTAGTTCGCTATGGCATTTACGGCACAGCGGAATAACAAACAAATCATCAGCCTTTGTTCCCATCCCTCCCAGTCCATGACCAATGATGTGATGCGGATCATCTGCCTGATTACCGCATGTCATGCATTTCTGCGTTTTTACCCAGCGCGTGTATACAGGCATCTCTTCCCGTTGTGGTTTCTGGCGCTGGAGATACTGAGCCGGAGATTCCGGATCAACGGCAATGCTGACCACCGTCTTTTCCTGTGGTGGGTTCTGTTGCTGGTGGGTGTGAGGCGGTAGCGCAATATTTTTTGTGCGCTGCTTCAGTATGCTGGTGGCGGTCTGTTCTCCCGGTATGATGTCGCTTTCACGGTATACGGAGCGGATTTTTTCCGCTGGTAATCCCAGCGAACGACGCGCTACTGCCTCAGGTAGTGCATCCACCACCTGATTGCAGGCCGCCCACCAGGATAATTCGGCCAGCGATAACTCCCTCTCCTGCGTACCGCTTATTGCGTGACGGATGACATCAATCATCCAGGCAACCAGATTCTGCTGAGCAAGTTGATCGAGTGATTCTGATGTCTGGTCGCGCAGCTGGTTGTCACAGTGCCAGCACAACACCATCGCGCCGGTACCATAACGGTGAATGACGGTTTCGCTGTGATGATAACCGCCGTGTGGCCACTGGCAGGATTTCACGTGACGTAATAACCAGTCAGACAGTGCACCTGCACCACCTGCAGCACGAATAACCCGCTCATCGCTGAAAAATGGCAGTAATGTTTTATCCTCTGCCAGCGGCTGGCGAACGGCAGGAACGACTCCGGACGGCAGACCGCGCATGTTTTTCGGTTCCGGCTCCACCAATATTCTGCCGTTATGGAATACTGACATTGATTCACGGCCTGGCTTAACGATAACCAGACTGAGTTCCGGTACCAGAACAGGTCGAAGTAATACCCGCACGTTACCTCCAGATGCGTTGCTGATATGTGCGGGACGGACGCGGCGGGCGTTCGGAATAAGGGAGCCTGACGGAAATTATCCAGTGTCGGAAGTCAGGACTGAGGCCTTTCTGAAACTGGTATCCACGTCTGCGGTAATTCTGAATCAGCCACTCGGCCTGTTCTTCAGTGCATTGGTCATGCTGGTACCAGTCATATTTGAATGCGTGAGAGCGCCGTCCGTGTCTGCTGGCAGGGTCGGCATCAGAATTGTGGTGTTTGGTATTGTGCGCCATCGGTTGTCTCTGCTGGCGCAGCAGGTGCCAGTTGTTCAGGCTGGCGTGTGGATTGTAAACCAGAATGCCAGGAAAAACAAAACCCGCGAAGCGGGTTAGTAAAAATGTACTGAAGTCAATGACGTGCCATCACAGTTAAAATATGACAGACTCTATTTACGTAGAGATGTCAGACTGCAAGATCCAAGGGAAGATCAGAAATATCCTTTAATCTTTTACCATTAACCATCACGGAAAGCATGTCAGCTGCATCGCTGAGCCCCAGTATTTCAACTGCTGATATAAGTTCATAAAGCGCAAAATGATACACGCAATCTATATCACCAGTACCAAGAGCAATAGACGCCAGACGACTTGGAGTAGGCTCAGCAGTAACAACCATTACATGAGGGAGATTTCCCTTACGGTTGCGAATAAGATTTAATGCCTCAGAACGAGCATTCTGGGCCCGGTCGCTTCTTATTGTCCATTTGCAGGAAATACTTGCGTGTAATATTGGTTTCCCACCATTCGAACTCCTGAGAGCTGACATGCGGGTAACAGAATCATCCACCAGTAATTCAGGACTGTTGATAACTTGATCACATTCAGGTTCTCTTTCAACAATAATATCTGGTGAAATCGTATAATCACTCCCCAGTGCAGCAGCTAGCTGAGGATTACTTTTTGCAGCACTATCCAATGCTATAAGATGGGCATATTGTTCATATTTAGCTATCTCTAATCTGTTTCTACCAGAAACCTGATGTACATTCCATTTTCCAGGGCGTAAGTGGCTGAGTTTAAAAAAGGTTTTTTCTATAAACTCTGCGCAGATACTCTCAAACTGATTACCAGATGTTTGCCCTGCAACACGTTCACCAATCGTTTCAGCCTGCAAGAAGCGAGCAATTTCTCTTGCTATAGCTTTACTGTTTTTGTTACTGCTATCTGCGTTACTAACAACTCCGGCAGTATTAATTGTGAGCGTATTCAGTAACAATTGGGCATGAAACTCCTTTCTGGCTTCAGCAAAACCAACTATGCTGTCAACCAAATCTCCATTCATTTCTGGATTTCCTTCAGGCTACTTGACTATTCTTACTGATGTTATTCTTATACCGTCCCTGCAAAACTCCATACACATATTGTGCGATTTTTGCCGCAAATAGCGGTGGAACAGCATTCCCGATCTGCTTTGCAATCTCAGTTTTTGAACCGGTAAAAATGAAATTATCAGGAAAAGACATTAATCTCGCTGCCTCACGATGAGTTATTGGCCGATCCTCTTCCGGATGTAAATATCGCCCTTTCTCCGGTTTGAAAAACTCAGTACGAATCGTTACTGAAGGTCTGTCCCACCACAGACGTCCAAACAAATCGGTCCCTCCAGATTTCTTTTTTAGCCAGCACGCCGGGGTTATATCAGGTCTTTTTTCTGTAAATCGAAACGGTTACCTCCTGGTGGAACCGCTTTATATCGCTCCAGAGAAACAGGTGTGGGATTACGCCCAAAATGTAAGTTCAGCGGAGGAAGTTCATTACGAATATCAGTTCCAACAGGAGCAGGTAAGTCACCAATTGCATCACGCGTACAGACCCATTCAGGCAAAGCGACATCCTTATCAGGGGAACGATGCGTTGGTGCTGGCGGGAACGCCGGAATACTATGCACATCGAAGAGTTCTCGTTTGATACCGATTGCTATCGTTCGTTTTCTTGTCTGAGGTACTCCATAGTCAGCAGTATTCAACACCATTGGATTAAGCAGAATAAAGCCCATGGATTTCGCTCTAAACGTAATGTCCGCAAACTCATCGCTTATCAGCAATCCGGGGACATTTTCCATGACGAACATACAAGCCCTTGAACGCTCAATGACATCCATATAAGGCTCCCACAATGCTCTTCGGTGATCACCATAACGATTCTTATTCAATAAACTGAATCCCTGACACGGGGGGCCACCTATGACCACATCAGCCTCAGGAACAGTATTGCTGGATGCCCACTCCTCAATATTTGCCTGAACTCCATGCAAACCAAAATTGGCATTGTAGGTATTTATAGCTGCAGCATTATTATCAATAGCAAGGATACTTTCAAAGTAGTCAGACATCTCTCCATGAAGAAAACCATAAGATAATCCACCTGCCCCACAAAAGAGGTCTATCACTCTGAATTTATTTAATTCTTTCATCCGCATCCATATGCCTCAGATTAATGTTGAGCGTCTTACAGGACGCGTAATGTTAACTGGGGCTTTCTCTATCTGCCTTTTGGTGTTCATGCCTGAGGCAGACAGCCTCAGGCACCCGCAGCAATTCTACTTAACTCACGTCACCTCGCCAATATGAAATCAATCAGAAAGGTGATCCATAAAATCACTCCTTCTCTTCTTTTCCGTAGTGGAGTTGGCCAATTTTGATAAGAGGGCGTCCCTGAGATTTGCGGTGTAGATTGGTATCGCGCAGAGAATACACACAGCCACAATATTCCTGCTGATAGAATTTTTCGCGCTTGCTGATTTCAATCATACGGGACGAGCCGCCCTGCTTGCGCCAGTTATAATCCCAGTACACCATACCCGGATAATGCGCAACAGCTCGCCGCCCACACTCGTTAACCTGCTGCATATTTTTCCAGCGTGAAATGCCCAGTGAACTGCTGATCACACTGAAACCATTTTCAGCAGCGTACAACGCTGTCCGCTCAAAACGCATGTCAAAACACATGGTACAACGGATCCCCCTCTCAGGCTCCCATTCCATTCCTTTGGCACGTTCAAACCAGTTGTCGGTGTCGTAATCAGCATCGATAAACGGCACGCCGTGTTGTTCAGCAAAGCGAATATTTTCATCCTTACGAATTAAATACTCTTTCTGAGGATGAATGTTCGGGTTGTAGAAAAAGATGGTGTAGTCGATTCCCGAGGCCTGAAGCGCCTCCATCACTTCACCGGAACATGGAGCACAGCAAGAGTGCAGTAGTAGTTTGTTTGCCCCGTTTGGGAGTTCCAATTTAGGCCGTTTGAAATCAGCAATAGTCATAAATATTTTTATTGGGGTCATGAAAATAGCACAGAGTGTAGCATCAGAGCAGGGCTATCGGGAATATATGTCTAAATCTGGTAATATCTGGTTTTGACGCAAAGCGGACAACCACGCTGGCTCTACCCTGCGCCATGAAAATGTCAATTCACATCTGAACTAATGCTCTTTAATCTAGTAACGTCTAAAATACCTAACATTTCCTTGATAAAATGCCAGTACACGCTGCATAGCTTCGCTCTTCCGGCACTCGCGACAGATTATATTCAGGCGCCTGTCGTAGCGGCGTATTTCTCCGTCTGGTAACTTTCGAATCAGTGTCGGGTCAGCAGCCTTCTCCGGTGTCTTACGCCATACGCGATACGCCTGCTCTGATGGAAATACCCCGCAATCACAGAGCCAGACATCACCACTGGCCGCAAGCGCACCAGATAAACGACGAATAGCGGTCTTACTGACACCCGTTTTATCTGCCAGTTGTCGAAAAGTTTCTCGTCCGCTCAGGCGCACGAATTCCACAATGCGCGCCTTCACTTCTTCCCGCTCTTCTGGTGTAAATACTTTTGCCATAAGCGCCTCCGGCAATCACTTTTCCGACACAATACGACCGGATGAATCGACAATCTGTCGAACAATATCCCGGTGCTTGTTCAGCTCCCGCAGCGCGGCGCAGACTCGCTCCCACTTCTGAACCTGACCTTTTGCCCGGCGCAGCTCGCGGTTAGCCACATGCAGCGATGGTAAAATCAGACCATCCGGATGTTTTCTGGTGAACGACGGCTGTGACTGCACTGTGACCGCCACACTTTCAGTTTTTATTTCTTCCTGTGTTTCCGCTTCCCGGACAGGTAACGCAATACCTGCTGGCTGAGGAATGGCTTTACCATCCGTTTCCGCTACGGATGCAGCTTCCGGCTCTGCCGGTAAATCAGCGCCCGGTATGCAGTAACGAAATTTACCGTTCTGATTTACGCGTGCCAGGCGCCCCGTTGCTGTTACGACCGCCAACGTGGAAGCAACCTTGCGAATGCTAACACCGAACTTATCCGCCAGTTCCTCACACGTTTTAGCCCCATCCTGACAGATAAACTCAATCATCATGTCCGCGGTAACTTTTTGTTCGACCTCCCCGGTCAGCACATCCGGTACTTCAGACTGTGCTGGCTGTTCTTCGGTTACCCCGGATTCACCTTCACCAGCCAGAAACCAGGTGTGACCCGTTTTATCAACAACGCCATTTTCTTTGAGTTCCCACAGTTCGTTGAGAACTTCTTCACGGCTGATATCAAGCCGCGCCGCCAGTTCAACAGAATTGGCTTTACCCATCGCTTTCAGTGCATGCAATACGGTTTCCATTAAAACTTCCTCCGGATAAAAATTACTTCTCAGTTCCTGTGCTGGCTGACGTTCGGACGCCAGCTCTCCCAGTTAAACGTCACCCAGCGACCACCGTTCATGGACATGCGGTCCATCACCCGCTCGCCGAGAAGTGTATTCATCGCTGCATGGTTAAGATTTGTCAGCATCCCCACACTGAGTAACGATGCCGTTCTGCGGTCAACAATCTGATTCAGCGTGACCTGCTCATTACGCGTATCCCGTTGCATGCCAATTTCATCCAGTACCAGCAGGTCAACGCCACACAATCCCTGCAAAAATTTTTCGCCCGAGTTTTTGTTGTCGTAGCTGCCATGTAACGCCAGCATCACATCCGCCACTGTTATCACAATCACACTGCGACCTTTCGCCAGAAGGTGGTTGCCAATAGCCGCCGCCAGGTGGTTTTTTCCTGTGCCAGGCCTGCCACTGAAAACAAAATTCGTACAGCCGCCTTCCAGCTCTGCCGCAATGGATTTCGCCTGACTCAGGGCATGGCGCTGACCATCGTTCTGCACCCGGTAGTTACCGAACGTACACTTCCGGTGAAGCAGCTGGATACCGGAGCGGTTAATAATTTTTTCAACCCGCGTCTGATGATTCAGACGATTAACCTCCTCGCTGCGCTTACGCCCTTCAGCAAGCTGCCATTCCCGCCACTCCGCCACCGTACGGTACGGAGGGATTGCATCCTGCGGCACAAATCTGCTGACTCTTGCCAGAACACCACCTGACGTAATGTTTTTCATGGTGCGCTACCCCCTGAAACCCGGCGGAATTTCGGTATCCGGTTCAGAAATATGATTCACGCAACGCTGCGCGGGACCACGCCACAGTCGAATAACCAGTTCATCCCATTTCTCACGGAGTTTTTCCGGGCTCTTGATGTTTTTTATCCAGAACGGATCTCGTTGTGCCCGGCTGAACATTTCGCAAATTTGTCTGTGACTTCTTCCATCCAGCATCCGCATTGTGCGCACGTCATTGGCCCACGCCGTCCAGTTGGGCTCTTTCGGTCGCGTGATCTCACCATCGTCACTGGCAGCCTGTTCGTAAAGACTCACGATTCGTCCCCAGATCCACTGTGCGCACACCAAATCTTCCTGACTTCCCCACTGGCGTTTTTTCGCACTGAACACAACCGCGTCAGGGTGTCGGGTTAAAAAATCCTGTTCAGCCGTCTGCGGGTCCGGTTGCGAAGCGTCCGGACAAGAAGATCTTTTATCTGACGGATCAGGTTTTAATACTGACGGATCGGGGTCAATCATCGGCCCCCTAATCGGCAGTTTTTATCAACAGTTGATCCATCAAAATTTGACGGGTCAACCGTTGAGGGGTCAATATTTGACGGGTCATTTTTTGCCGGGCTAATTTTTCTTTTCGGTTTATATGACTCACGCGCCGCCGCCGCAGCTGCTTCGAGTTTTTCCACATTAAGCCGATAGATATTGCTTACATTACGCCCACCGACCTTACGCTCTTCCTTCGTCAGCCAGCCCTCTTTCGCCAGTTCTGCAATAGCCGATTTCACTGTGGATTCACTTCTTGCACCGATCTGACGCCGGATAGTTTCAATGGCAGGCCATGACACGCCCTCGTCATTGCTGTAGTCTGCAAGACGGGCCATAACCGCCACCCTGGATAAGATCATGCCGGTGAAGGCGCACCCTTCCCAGACAAGACCATGAAGCTTGCTGCTCATAAAACCCCCGAACACCGTGCTTTTAGTGCATCACCACAGCATTCCCTGCCGGGCCGCCGCGATTCATCTGGTCATACAAAACAACCGCTGACGCAACAAAATCATCGACATCCTTCACCAGCCGATCCCTCCGTTCGACGATCTCACGGTAATATTCAGAACTGTGGCTGCGCATACGGGCCACCAGCAAAGGCGGCATCGCCTTTTCGATCGCCGGTAACAGAGCCTGCATTTTTTCAACAGCATCAGGGGTGTCTTTATCCAGCCAACGGAAAATTTTCTGGGTATTACGGGCCAGGGCTTCCGGATGGCTGTCGTCGTACAGTTCAGGGAACGTCATCCCCAGTTCGAAATAAGTCCGGGCTATTTCAGCTGCAGGAACTTTCTCACCATCAGGGTATGCCCAGGCATTCATCGCCATGCGGATGTGCTCATGTTTGATTTTCATGAATCATTTGCCTCTTGATGCTTCGGGTATGATCGTTTTCGTCATTTGGTTGCTTCATCGACATATTCTGCGAATAACATGACGAGCGTCGTAAGTATGTCCAATCAACATCAGGACGAAGTTCTTCACACAGGACACCACCTTTTGTTGCTCGTTCAATCGCAGGACATCTCTCAGCAGGTAACTGACGTACACCTTTGATCCATTGATTTACGCTTGGAGGAGATACACCTAAAAGCCTAGCCATTGCTGATTGCCCACCGACAACAGCACAAGCTCGTTTGAATGAATAGTTATCTTTTTTCATCGAATGAACTCCAAAAAACACGCAACAATATTAGGCTTAGCCTAATGAAATTGTCAATAGGCTATGCCTAATACATCGAGAGTAGGGATTGCCTAACGCGATGCGCATAGGAGACTATTAAGCAATGCTTAGTGGTAAAGACTTAGGCCGAGCGATAGAGCAGGCCATTAACAAAAAAATTGCATCAGGAGCCGTCAAATCAAAGGCGGAAATCGCACGTCATTTCAAAGTCCAACCACCATCAATCCATGACTGGATTAAGAAAGGTTCGATAAGTAAAGACAAACTTCCAGAACTATGGCGTTTCTTTTCTGATGTGGTTGGTCCAGAGCATTGGGGGCTTAACGAATACCCCATACCAACCCCATCCACTTCAGATACAAAAAGTGAACTTTTAGACATAAACAGCCTTTATCAAGCCGCCTCTGATGAAAAAAGAGCAATTGTGGCTTTCATCTTATCTGGAAATGCTACGGAGCCTAGTTGGGTTGATCATGACGTTCGCGCCTACATTGCCGCAATGGAAATGAAGGTAGCTAACTATCTGAAAAATCAAGAATCAAAACGGAAAAGCCAGAACATCACCAAGACAGGAACTTAAACTTATATGGTCCGACGGGAAATTCCTAGTTCCCGTTAGTTAACTCCTACTACCTCTTCCACAAACCATCACCTATTAGGTTGCGCCCAAATTATTAGGCATAGCCTATTGACAAGTAATTAGGCATTTCCTATAGTTTTCCCATACCAACCCATCCCGTCCCACACAATACAGGGCAATACCTCGAGTTACCAGGCAGTGGTCAGGGGTTAAGTAGCCAGCCCGAGGCGTAAGAACATGACGGCAGGGTTCAACTTTAATAACTATGCAGCAGGTTTTTGTTCCGCTACCCCGGCGTTAAGGGGAAATGAGGTCAGCATGGATACTATCGATCTTGGCAACAGCGAATCTCTGGTATGTGGCGTGTTCCCCAACCAGGACGGTACGTTCACCGCAATGACGTATACCAAAAGCAAAACGTTTAAAACCGAATCTGGAGCGCGTCGCTGGCTGGAAAGAAATTCAGGTGGGTGATATGGATTTCGACACAATCATGGAAAAGGCTTACGAAGAATACTTCGAAGGCCTTGCCGAAGGCGAAGAAGCTCACAGCTTCAACGAATTTAAACAGGTGCTTTCCAGTTCGGCAAAATCTAATGGCTGATAAGCGAAACAGCACCGCGAGGAATCAGTATGCAGAAACGAGAACCCGTCATCATCGCGCCAGACTATACCAATGATGAACTTTATGAGTGGATGCACCAGAAAATTAATGCAGCGCAGGATCTGAAATGGGCTAATGAAGTCAGGGCTAAGCAGGCTGAAAATCTGTCCTCTCTGGAGCAGGATATCACCAATCTGGAAAAAGCAGCGGCATTAACCATTGCCAGAATGATTACATACCCGCGTTAATAGCTAACCAACGAAGCTAAGGTTGGTAATTAAGGAGTTCTCCACGGGTGAGGTGGAGTGCTTGCGCCGGACACGGGTGAGCATCCGGCACTGACAGTTTACTGAAAGGATATTTCCCTGAAAAGTCAGACCATAACGCGAAAGCGCACGGCGAGGTAGCTGGTTCATAGATAGCCTGTCGTTAAATTTTCGTCGACCGTGCGCTTCCGGTTGTGGCAATCCGCGAAATGGCGCGGCGGTAAGTATGGCGGGGTTATTCCTTCCCCCGTTGCGGACACCGGGTTGTCAGGTTGACCATACGCTTAAGTGACAACCCCGCTGCAACGCCCTCTGTTATCAATTTTCTGGTGACGTTTGGCGGTATCAGTTTTACTCCGTGACTGCTCTGCCGCCCTTTTTAAAGTGAATTTTGTGATGTGGTGAATGCGGCTGAGCGCACGCGGAACAGTTAAAACCAAAAACAGTGTTATGGGTGGATTCTCTGTATCCGGCGTTAATTGTTAACTGGTTAACGTCACCTGGAGGCACCAGGCACCGCATCACAAAATTCATTGTTGAGGACGCGATAATGGAAACGTTATTACCAAACGTTAATACGTCTGAAGGTTGTTTTGAAATTGGTGTCACTATCAGTAACCCTGTATTTACTGAAGATGCCATTAACAAGAGAAAACACGAACGGGAGCTATTAAATAAAATATGCATTCTTTCAATGCTGGCCCGTTTACGTCCGATACAAAAAGGATGCTGGCAATGAATACAGCATTTGCACTTGTTCTGACAGTTTTTCTTGTTTCCGGAGAGCCAGTTGATATTGCAGTCAGTGTTCACAGGACAATGCAGGAGTGTGTGACTGCAGCAACCGAACAGAAAATTCCCGGTAACTGTTACCCTGTCGATAAAGTTATTCACCAGGATAATAACGAAATCCCGGCAGGTCTTTAAAACAGTTCCGTAATAAACATCCGATTTCATTCTTATATGCCAGCAATGGCAGGGATTTGTTCACCCTTAAATCTGTAATGAGGTAAAACAAAATGAGTAAAGTCTTTATTTGCGCCGCCATTCCGGACGAACAGGCAATAAAGGAAGAAGGTGCAGTCGCTGTAGCCACTGCCATTGAAGCCGGTGATGAATGTCGCGCCCGCGCAAAATTTCACTGGCAATTCCTGGAACATTATCCGGCTGCTCAGGACTGCGCTTATAAATTTATTGTCTGCGAGGATAAACCTGGCATACCCCGCCCTGCCCTCGATTCATGGGATGCTGAATATATGCAGGAAAACCGCTGGGATGAGGAGTCTGCTTCTTTTGTCCCGGTTGAGACTGAATCCTATCCGATGAACGTCACTTTTGACAAGCTGGCCCCTGAAGTACAGAACGCTGTCATGGTTAAGTTCGACACATGTGAAAACATCACCGTTGATATGGTTATTAGCGCACAGGAATTGTTGCAGGAAGACATGGCAACATTCGACGGACATATCGTTGAAGCGTTGATGAAAATGCCAGAAGTTAACGCCATGTATCCGGAGCTTAAGTTGCACGCCATTGGGTGGGTTAAGCATAAATGTATTCCTGGTGCTAAATGGCCCGAAATTCAGGCAGAGATGCGCATCTGGAAAAAACGTCGCGAAGGTGAACGCAAGGAAACCGGAAAATACACGTCTGTTGTTGATCTCGCCCGCGCCAGAGCCAATCAACAGTACACTGAAAATTCAACA